ATGACGCCAGTGCCGGTTTCCCTGCCGGTCGACCCGAATGGCGACGTGACTCACCACCACCTGCTCGATGACTTCGCGGACCACCAGCGCGCTGCTGGCCTCGCGCAGACCACCATCCGTAACCGATCCTCCGTCCTCCGCACCGCCGAGGCCGCGTGCGGGCCGCTGCACGAGGCGACGACGCTCGAGCTGCGCCGGTTCCTCGGCGCTCCTGGCCTGACCCCGGGCACGCGCCGCACGTACCGCTCGGCGCTGCGGGCGTTCTACGCCTTCCTCGCGGACGAGGGCGTGTGCCAGGACCCCACGGCTCGTCTCGCGCCCGTACGGGTCGCACGCGGGCAGCCGCGCCCGTTCACGCAGGAGCAGGTCGACCGCATGCTGTCGTCCGGCGCGTACCGGCGCACGCGGGCGATGATCCTCCTCGGCTACTACCAGGGGTTCCGAGTGTCGTCGATCGCGGCGGTGCACGGGCACGACGTCGACCTGATCGGCATGACCATCCGCACGGTCGGGAAGGGCGGGAAGGATCGCACCCTGCCGCTGCACCCGACCGTCGCCGAGCTCGCGGAGACGATGCCCCGCGACGGCTGGTGGTTCCCCGCTCGAGGCGGGCGCGACGGGCACGTGTCCGGGCACTCGGTGTCGGAACTCGTCACCCGTGCCAAGCGGCGCGCCGGCATCACCGACCCGAAGCTCACCGCCCATTCACTGCGCCACGGCTTCGGGACCGATTTGGTAGAAGAGGGCGTCGACATTCGGGTCGTGCAGGAACTCATGATGCACGAGTCCCTCGCGACCACGCAGATCTACACCGGAGTCAGCGAGCACCGCAAGCGCGAGGGCTTGCACGCACTCCCACCGAGGACGATCCCGGTGCGATCCGGACGACGCGCCGCATGAGGGCGGTCAACCCCAGGCGCGGTCGCTGACTTTCCGCGCCGGGTTGCCGGCCCACACCTCGCCGGCGGGAACGTCCTTCGTGACGACTGAGTTCGCGCCGATCACTGCGCGAGCACCGATGTGGCGGTCGCTGGTTCCTGTGAGGATCACGGCGCCCGTGCAGAGGATCGCGCCGTCGCCGATGTACGTATCGCCGGGGTACTCCCCGTCGAGGCGAGCCCTGCCGATGGTGACGTGGTGGTAGATGCGGACGTCGTCGCCGATCTTTACCCGAGGGTGCAGCACGGTGCCGACGCCGCGGTGCTCGATCGTGAGCCGCTGCCCGACCTCGATGGACGCCGGGCAGTCGAACCCGATGGCGTACCCGACTTGACGGAGGAATGCGCCGAGCACCGGAACGCGCCGGTACTCGACGATCAGCGAAGTCAACCCCATGCGGTGAGACTACTTCAGCGATCGCGTCGGTCAGGTCTAGTACGTCGCTCCCGTGTAGAGGTTCTTCCAGCTGGTCCCGTTGGTGATCGCGCGTCCGACACCGCAGGCGAGCGCCGCGTTCGTGTTCGTGGCCTGGTCCCCGTTGGTCCTGGTGAGGATGGACAGGTCGACCGGGAAGTCAGCCGCGGAGCACTGGATCAATTCGGTTGCTCCGCGGACGGCTGCTGATCCGGTGTAGCCGGCCCAGCCGGCGCCGTTGATCGTGGCGGAGGCGCCGCCGTACACGCGCACGGGCTGGTTCAGCATGTTGGTCAGCCGCAGGTTCAGGTAGGTGAACTCCAGCGATCCTCCGCCTACCTGCACCAGCCGGTTCCCGCCGATGACGGTGGCGTCGGTGGCTCGCAGTGTCGTGGCGCCGGCAGTCCCGTTCGCCTTCTCCAGGAACCGACCGATGTTCGTAAAGGTGCCGCGGTTGACGATGACCAATGCCACCGACGCGGTAGTCGATGCCACGTTGACGAGAATGCCGGTGTTCGTGTCGATCGCGCTGACCGTGCAGTCGGCGAACGTCACGGACCCGACCGTCGCGGTGCCGTTGAGTCGGACGACGTGCGTCGTGCTGGTGTTGAGCGTGGCGACCAGTGCGTCGAACAGGACGGCGTTCACGGTGCCACCGAGAGCGAGGACGTTGTTCGGCCCCGTGTAGCGCAGCCCGCGGATGACGAGACGCCCGATCGTCCCAACGATCGAGTTGACGACGGGATCGAACGCGCTGGAGATGTTCGAGAGCTCGAGGTTGTCGATGGTCACGGCGGCGCTGTTCACCAGCACGAGGTTCCCGCTGGCGACGATGGTGTCGCGGATTGCGAGGCTGGTGATGTTGGCGACGGTGTTCGAGTCCTGAGGGCTCGGGATGACGCCGCGCGGAGCGTCCCGAACGACGACGCTCCGGTGGTTCGGGTGCTTGAGCAGCACCGGGCCGCCGTAGGCGTGAGCGATCTCGATCGACCCGAACACGTCGGTGTTGCCGCCGGCTCCTGTCCAGACGGATGCGCCTGTTCCGGTCTGGGTGACGGTGTCCACGACGATGCGGTCGAGGATGTGTCCGTCGCCTTGCCCGGATGCATAGGAGGCGCCGGCGATGAGGACTGCGCGGGTTGTGTTGCCGCCCTTGACACCGCGGATTGTGACGTCGGTGACGCTGCCGTGCACGTCAGAGTAGGCCGCGTAGTCGGTCGTGGTGATCGCGACGACGTCGTCACCGCCGGTTCCGATCGAGACCCGCTCGACCAGGCCGTTCGATGCGGGTCCGGTGATGTGCACCGTGTCGGAGGCGAGGTTGCCGCCGGTGATGTCGGACACCCGGAAGTTGGTGACGTCCCCGAGGGCGATCATGTATTTCCCGCCGGTGGAACTGACGTTGAGGCCGCGGATCGTGAGGTTGTCGACGTGCCGGAGGAACAGCGAGTGAGCACCGTTGGCCGATCCGTCGACTGCGGTGCTGGCGGGACCGCCGGCGTTGCGCTGCCAAGTTCCGCCGATGATCGTGATGCCGCTGTCGCGCTGGGTTGCCGATGCCGCGTTGGTGTTCTGCAGCATGTTCCCAACGAACTTCGACACGATCGTGGCGCCGGAAGCATCCAGGGTCGTCCCGGACGGGATGATGAGCGGCGCGGTGAGAACACACGAGCCCACGAGCCGTTTCACGCCGAGCGCCGACGTGACGTTCAACCACTCGTTGATCGTCGCCGTGCTCGTGGTGGGGTCAACGGTGAGCTGCGAGGCGAACCCAGATCGAAGTGCGGTCTTCGTCGCGCTGGTCCCGGCAGTCGCGATCATGCCCGCGACGGCTTCGTCGGCGGGCGTGGCGTTCAGACCAGGCAGGCCCTGGGGGCCCTGCGGCCCGGGGTCCCCCTGCGGCCCGGGGTCACCCTGGAGCCCGCGCTCCCCCGGGTCGCCCTTCGCACCGGTTCGTCCATCCTCGCCGCGGATGATAGGCACGCCGGCGGAGGATGTGACCGGGGCGACGACGGAAAGGTCGATCGTCTGGCCGGCGGGGACCGCGATCGAGAACGGGCCGTACGACACCGGCGTGCCGGCGTAGGTGAGGCCGGAGAACGTCACCTTGTAGGTGAAGTCACGGGGGTTGGTGTCGTCGGTGTCGGTCGCGATCAGGTTCACCGACCGCACCCCGTTCTGCACCAGGTAGCCCTGCGTGTCGAGGGTGCAGGCGATCGGCACGGGCAGGATGGTCGCCTTCTGCCCGACCACCTGGAGCGCGCGTCCCTTCGGGAGTTCAGCGGTGAACGTGACCTTTCCGACAAGCGGGACCTCGTCGGGGTTCCGGTCGGTGTCGGCCGTCGTGTCGCCGACGGCGGCGAGGAAGCGGCCGGTGACAGTTCCGTACTGCATGGGGTGTCCTATCCGAGTGCGTCGTCGGGCTCGGTCTTGAGCGCGTCGGGGTAGCCAGCGGAGGTCTCTTCCGCCGGCGGGCGGGTGTTCGGGACCTTGTAGGTCGCGGCGGTGGTCAGGAGGGCCATGCCGAGGCCGACCCACGGGGCGACGTCGTCCGGCAGGGTGATCGCGCCGGCGGTGAGCACAGCGCCGACGCCGGCGACGATCGCTTTCGCGTACTGCTGGACGACGGCGAGCGTCGCGCCGGCGGTGGTCGGCTTCTCGTGGTCGCCCATCACTTCGCCGTCTCGCGCAGGCGGTTGTAGAACTCGGGCGAGACCTTGGCGACCTTGACCTTCGCCTTCCGGAGCGCGCGCACGTCGTCCGGGCTCGGGATACTGGTCAGCTTGCCGCCGGACAGGAGGCCCTGTCCGTGGCCGTTGTCGAGAATGAGCATGTCGTCGTCTTCCTGGTCGATGATCGGTGCGGGGAGCTTCGGGGGCACAACGAGCGCGGCGGACCAGCCGGGTCGGAACCGGCCGAGGATGTAGCGCTTCGGGCGGGTGCGGTAGCGGGCCTCGCGGCTGTCGGAGCCGTTCGCGCCGAACGTGCGGACGAAGCCGTTGCCGAGGTCGGCGACCATGAATTCGACGTGGTTGCCGACGCCGTTGCCCTCCCAGTCGAAGAGCAGGACGTCCCACGGGGCGAGGTCGCCGGCGCCGGGAGCGTAGGTGCCGTCGCCGGCGGTCTTGAAGTTGTCGACCCAGAGGATCGGGCCGGGCTTGCCGCCCCAGAGGACGTGCGAGCAGAACGCGGCGCAGTCGTCCATGGTCGGCGACGCGGTCCACGGGACCGGCAGGCGATCGCGGGATCGGCCGGCGAGGCTGAGGGCGTACGCCTCCGCGTCAGCCCTTGTCGAGCGTGTGAGCATCGGGTCTCCTGTCCTGGGTGTGCTCGAGTTCGCCGAGGCGCCAGTCGTGCTGACCGAGGCGCTCGAGGATGGCGTCGACCTTCCGCTCGATCGCGGTGAGGGTGCCCTTGTTCTCGTCGTGGCGGACGTCGGCCTCTTCGCGGAGGTTTGTGTCGTGGTTGTTCTTGACCTCGTGCTTGACGATGCCGAGGTCTTCGCGCATCTCGCCGATCGCGGTCCGGATGGTGCGGACGGTGCGCCAGACGAGGACGGCGGCGGCAAGAACGATGACGACGTAGAGCACCCACCGGGCGGTGGGGTCGGAGTTCCAGACGGTCGCGGCGAAGTCGGCCCAGGAGGCAGCACGAGTCTGCATCGTTCAGGCCCCCAGCGCGTTCCACGAGATGACGAGCGGGCCGGCGGCGAGGCCACCGGACCAGTTCCCGAGACCGATCGTCGCCCCGTCCTTCGTGACCGACGACGTCGCGGCGGTGACCCGCGAGTTGCTCGCCGTCGCGGTCACTCGGGGCGGGGTGATGAACCGGCCGGCCGGGAACCGGATCGTCAAATCTGATCCGAACGTGCCGGCGGCGATGTCGTCGTTGTGGGTGATGGTGCCGCTCGCGCGAGCCTCGATCTGGTTCATGCGGGTGACGAGGTCGACCAGTTCGGTCGAGAGCGGCATTTGGCCCTGCTGGGCGAGGATCGCTTCCAGCTCGAGCGCGTTTGCCCAGTCGACGTCGGCGATGTCGCGCGCGCGGTCGGTGGGCGACAGGGCGGGGAGTCCGTAGAGCGGTGTGCGCCGTGGCATGGTCAGAGTCCTTGGTTGACGGTGGCGAGGTCGCCGATGCGGATGGTCGGGTCGAAGTTGCCGAGTGGGGCGTCGGATGCGCCGAACAGGCCGGCGATGGTGAGGTTCCCGCGGGCGTTCGATCGGGCTGGGGTGACGGTGAGGTCGTGCGTCCAGCCGCGGTCGTAGCGGAGGGTGCCGCCGATCGCCTGGTACTGAGGACCGGCGTTCGGCAGGACGTTGAACGCGGACCCGGCGAAGTAGACGGGCTCGTCCAGCTGGTACGGCCGGTAGTAGGCGTCGCTGACGGCGGTCGGGAGCGGGAGCCGGCGGTCGTCGAGGCGGAGCGTCGGGAGGCGGACCTGACCGTTGAGGGTGTTGACGATCTCGACGATGCGGTCGGCGAGCCAGCCGGGGAACCGGTTGTAGCCGTCGACCGCTCCTGGATCGAACTCGTCGGCGTCGAGGTACATGGCCTCGGTGTCGATCTTGAGGATGCGGTTCGTGTCGCTGCGGCGTCCGCGGGCGGTGTCGCGCTGGAGGAACGCTCCGGTGTAGATCACCCGCTTCTGCTGGCCGGGGGTGAGGTTCGGGTCGGCGCCGTACCAGTAGTAGGAGACCTGCACGGTATCGATCGCGTCGGAAGCGGTCGACTCACCCTGGAGCCCGTCCGGAACGGCGACCTTCCCGGCGTCGATGACGCGAGCGCCGGCGACGCTGACCCCGATCACGCCGTTTGCGTAGGTCAGGCGGGATCGTCCAGCGGTCGCGTACGAGCCGACCCGGACGGCGTTGGCGTGGGGGTCGTAGGTCACGACGCCGAGCGGCACCAGCTGGTACACCTGCGCGAGCAGCTCGAGGACGGATCGCTGGTCGGAGGCGGACTGCCCGTGGAGCCGGCGGACGACGTAGCGGTCGGGGACGGCCTCCAGGTCGACGGTGTCGTGGGCGCTGAACAGCTTGGCGGCGCCGCGGTCGAACAGGTTGTCGAGTCGGGTGACGGGACCCTGCTCGCCCCACCCGCCGGGGCCCTCGACGGACTTCGCGCCCATCTCGCCGCGGAGCACGGTCGCGGCGGCGTCGGCGAGGCGGTCGCCGGCGCTGACGGTGACGATCCAGACGGGCTCGCGGGTGCGGGAAACCGGGTTGTAGACGTTCTGCCGGGTGGCGGTGGCTTTGCTGATCCGGCCGCGGAACACGATGCGGTTCCCGATGACGGCTGACAGGCGGGTGACGGTGATGTCGGCGCCGGAGAGGTCGCCGGATGCGAACCAGTCGCCGGTGGGGTCGATGATGCGCGCGGAAAGGGTCCCGGGCTCGCCCTCGTCGTAGGGGTCGGATCGGCCCCAGACGATTTCGAGCTTGTTGAGCGCGGTGGCGGCGGACCCGTCCCAGCGGTCGGGAAGCGCTTGGCCGTCGATCGTGAGGCGTGCGCCGAACGTGGGCATCAGGCACCCCCGGGGAGCTTGCGGCCGGTGGTGCGGTAGAACTCGCGGATCACGCCGACGACCTCGCGCCCGATCGCGGTCTTGTCGCCGACGCCGGCGTTGACCGTCACGTTGAGCGTGACGGGCTCGCTGCTCTGCCCAGCGGACGAGGGCTGGCCGGAGCCGAGCGGACTCCACCCACCGGACGCGGTCGGGGTCGCCGCGGCGGTCGACATGACGGCCATGCGCGAAAACCGCTGGACGGTGCTCGCCTCGCGGGTGGCGCGCTGCACGGTGCGGGCGGACTTGCCGCCCCCTCCCCCGCCGCCACCGAACAGGCTCATCAGCTTGTTCCAGCCGCCGCCGAAATTGAATGTGGCGATGTCCCAGAGGGCGTCTGTCAGTCGGCCAACCCAGCCGATTCCATCCTGAATCCGGCCGACGAATCCGCCGATCTTGTCGCCGACCCATTCGACGGCGGTGGCGCCGGCTTCGCGGAACTGGTCCCAGTGGGTGACGACGAGGACGATCGCGGCGACGACGAGGCCGATCGCGACGATGATCGCGAGGACGATCCAGGTGATGGGGTTCGCGAGCCATGCGGCGTTGGAGGCCCACTGTGCGGCGGTCTGGATTGCCTGCACGGCGGCGAACACCTTCATGGCGCCGGAGACGATCGTGACGGCGCCGCCAACTGCGGCGAGGACGACGGCGAGCGGTCCGAGGACGGGCGCCCACTGCTGGAGCTGCGTGAGGATCGGTTCGAGGACGGGGAGCGCGGCGACGCCGATGTCGGTGAACGTCTGCACGGCGGTGCGCTGGAGCTTGACGAGGCCCTGGTCTTGGCCGACTGTCTCGTCGAGCTTCTGCGCGGCGCCGGTGACGTCTCCAATCGCCTGCACGGCAGAGGACGGGTCGAGGGCGAACAGGGCGCCGCCGAGGTCTTCGGCTTGGGTGCCGAATAGGGCGACAGCGGCAGCGTTCCGGGCGACCGGGTCTTCCATGTTGCGGAGCCCGTCGAGGACGGTGTCGAGGCCCTGTGCAGCGCCGTCGCCGCCGGCGGCGATCTGCGCGGTGGCCTCTTTCGCGTTGAGGCCGAGAGCCTCGAAGCCGGCCGCGGAGGTCGCAGAACCGTCCGTGGCACGGATCTGGAATTCCTTGAGTGCGTCGGCGACGAGGTCGGTGTTGCGGGCGCCGGCGGCGAGGCCCTGGTCGATGAGGCCGGTTGCGGTCTGCCCGTCGAGTCCGAGCCGCTGGAACAGGGCCGGGTACTCGGTGAAGGTGTCGATCAGGTCTTCGCTGGCACGGGCGTTGCCCTGGAGGCCGGCGGTGATGATGTCGAGCGCTTCGTCGGCGTCCTTCGCCATGCCGGTGCGCATCAGCTGGCCGACCGCGGCGGTGATGCCGCCGAGGTCTTGGTCGAACGTGGTTGCGACGTCGAGCGTCTTCGCGGTGATGTCCTTCATCGTCGCGTCGTTCGCGTCGCGCATCCCGTCGATGTTGCCGATGACCTGGCGGGATGCTTCGGCGACCTGCTCGAGGCTGTCGCCGTAGGCGTTGGCGAAGAGTTCGCCGTTGATCCGGCCGAGCCGTTCGGACTCGGCCGGATCGAGGCCGAGTTGCCCGGCAAGCTTGTTCCCGACCTGCGCGTTCTCGACGGCGCCGACGACGCCGGCGGCGAGGGCGGTGCCGGCTGCGGCGCCGGCGAGCTTGAGCCCGTCCGCGGCCTTCTCGGCGTGCTCCTGGATGCCGTCGACCGCCTTCTCGGCGTCGCGTGCGGCGCGCTGTGCGCCGGCTGCGTCGCCGAGGATGCGGACGGCGAGAACCGCGGTCTTACCCGCCACTGTGGGCCTCGTTTCTACGGCCGATCAGGTCGACCATGGTTGCGATGTCGTCGGGGTGCTCGGTGCGCCAGACGGACGCGGGGATGCCGGTTTCGAGGGCGAGCGCTACGAGAAGTTCGTGGGCTGACCCTCGGGGATGGATTCCCCCAGGCTCACGACCGCGTCGTCGTCGGTGGACTCGTCGGCGTCGTCCTTCTTGAACGAGACGTCGGTCGCGGCGTGCTCGCCGCTGGAGAACTCGTCCCACGTCTGCGTGGTCTTCCCCTCGCGCTTCGCGGCGGACCAGGCGCGGAAGTACATCATCCGCATGGCGTTGTCGGTCAGCCCGCCCCACGCCTTGTTCTTGCGGAGCGTGGACTCGAACGCGAGCGTGTCGCCGATGTTCGGGGTGACGTCGACCTTCTGGCCGTCGTGCTGGGTGATGGTGATGGTCGCGTTCGACACGGTCATGCTCCTTGGATGCTGTCGAGGGTGTGTTGGACGTAGTCGGTGTAGACGGGTAGCCAGCGACCTTCGGAGTCGCGGGCGCCGTCCGAGAGGAACGGTTGGGCGGTGATGTGCCGGCGGGACCAGCCCCAGTGGATCGGGGCCGCGTACGGGACGCGGGCGGTGCCGGCGCGGATGATGCCGGCGGTCTTCGTGCCGGATGCGCGGATGGTCTGTTGGAGTCGGCCGGTGCGGCGCGGGGCGAGGTCGGCGGATGCGTTTGCGGCGATTTGCGCGGCGTGCTTGTGCGCGGCCTTGAGGTCGGTGAGGTCGTCGCCGGCGCGGCGGAGGGACGCGCGGAGTTGCCGTGCGCCGTCCACCTGCACCAGTGAGTCGGCCATCAGGTGAGAACGAGCGGGGTGCCGTCGATGTCGACCGGGGTGGGCTCGCCGATGACGCGGAACTCGAAGTCGGACGTGTTCTTCTTCTTGACGTCGCCGCCGACCGTCAGCGGGACGATCGTGCAGACGCCGGACCAGCTGACGGCGAGGTCGTTGGACGGGGTGAACAGGAAGGGGACGTCCTGGAGGCGCTGCTGGTAGCACCAGAGCTCGAACGAGTCGAGGTCGTAGTCCTGGTTCGCGGTGCCCTTGAGCGCCCAGTCGGTGGAGGCGTCGCCGGCGACGGTCTCGCCGGACAGGACGGGGACGTCGTCCTCGAAGTCGCTGGACGGTTCGAGGCTGAACTTCACGAGCTGCTGCGCGGTCTCGCGCTGGCTGGCCGTCTCGCCGAGCTTGAGCGAGCCCGGGCCGAGGGTGTGGGACTTGGGCGCCATGGTGGCTCCTATTCGGGGTCGGTGTACGTGAGGAGGTAGGCGGAGAGCGGGGGGCCGGCGTTCGGGGCGAACGAGGCGGGCTCGGCGACGGTGACGTCGAGCCCGGGGGCGATTGCCGCGACGATCGAGTCGATGCGGTCCCACGCGACGATGTGGTTGTCGACGGGGCCGGCGGTGACGAGCAGTTCCCACGTCGCTTCGGTCTGGTGGTAGGTCGGGAACGTCAGGCGGGGCGGGAGGATGATGACGGCGCCGTCCGGGGCTCCTTGCGGGACCTCCAGGCCGTTGATCGTGACGAGGACCCCGTCGAGGCCGTCCGTGCGGACGGCGTTGTCGATCAGGTCGGCGATCTGCTGCGCGCGCTCGGTGCGGGGGCTCATGCGAGCCCCACGATCCACGGCGACAGGATCGAGGTCGCGGTGTTCATTGGGTCGCGGGCGAGGCGGATCGGGGCGACGTCGGCGCCCTCGAACCCGACGACGCCGTTGCGGGACGCCTTGCGCCAGTAGAGGTCGGCGCCGACTTCGAGGATCGCGCGCCGGCGGACGGCGGGCGGGACCGTGGCGTATGCCGTGACCCCGATCCGCTCGTCCACCAGCGCGGTTGCCTCTTCCTCGGAGTCGTCGCAGAGCTTCCCGCCGAGTTCGTCGGTGCGGGCGAGACCGACGTACTCGGCGAGAGTGACGTGCTCGCGTTCCGCGTCGTCGGTGCCCGCCACGATCAGGCGCCCGCGGCCGGGTCGGCCTTGACGACGGGGATCAGACCGCCGGGGACCTCGTCGGCGAGGGCCGTGTAGTAGTACACGGAGTACGAGTTGGTCAGGTTGACGATGTTCGCGTCGGTCAGCTGCGCGAGCGGGCTGTTGTAGGCGCGGACGGCGAGCTTGTTGACGAACTGCGGGGTGCCGTCCGCCTGCTTCGGGTCGACCCGGACGGTCACGCCGGCGAGGTTGCCGCCGAGCGCCTCTGGGGCGATGGTGCCGACGGCGTTGACGCCCTGGCCGGAGACGGTCATCAGCGGCCGGCCGGTGGTGTCGTTCATGACCGCCAGGGTCTTGAACGTGGCCTTGTCGACGAGCAGGACGTCGAGGCTGAGGCCCTGGTCCTCGTAGAGCCCGGCGGCGTCGATGATGCCGCCGACCCAGCCGGTGTACTTGGTGAAGTCGGTGACGGTGACCGTCGTGCGGGCGTTCGCCTTGTCGGCCGCGACGCGCTTGGCGCGGAGGGCGGCGACGAACGCGCGGAGGGCGACGTTCTTGTTGCGGCCGGCGGCGATCGCGAGGGCTCGCAGGTGGGTGTCGAGCATGTTGACGCTGGAGCGCTCGATCTCCTGACGGGACAAGCTGGTCCAGCCACCGACCGTCTTGACCGGCGCGTTGCGGGTCTTCACCTTCACGTTGCCGTAGACGAGCTCATCGCCTTCGTTGGCCTGCACGCCGACCTGGACGGTGTTGGTGTCCAGCTCGCCGAACTCGATCGAGTTGCCCTCGGCCGGCAGGGTGCCGGTGGAGAACAGGCCGGACAGGATCGAGTTGTCCTCGATCAGCCGGGTCAGGTCGCCGACCCATGCGGGGCGGAGCGTGCCGTCGTCAGCGAGCACGCCGCCGTTGTAGGCCCGCTCGAGCAGGTTCTCGTACGCCTCGATCGTTTCGCTGTCGCCGCGCACGAGGGCCTGGAGCCACTGGCCGGCGCTGCGGGTGTCGGTGACCGGGGCGGCGCCGCCGGCCTCACCGACGCGGGCCGTCAGCGCACGGAACTGGCGGTCGTTCTCGGCGCGCTCCTGGGTGAGCGCGGTGTCCAGCATGCGCTGGAACTCTTCGGGGTCCACGGGGTCTCCTTGGGGTGTGTGGTCGGTGCCGGGCTGGCGGTGACGGACGCTGGTGACGGTCGCGCCGTCGTAGGCGGGCATGGGAACGAGGGACACTTCGCGGACGCGGACGGCGGTCCGGGTGACGTCGCCGGTCTCGTCGTCGATTTCGGTGGTGATGGACTGGAAGCCGACCGACATGGACGAGACGACGCCGTCGCGGAGCAGCGTGTAGGCCTCGTCGCCGCGCGGGGTCTGCGAGATGCGGGCGGTGACTTCCCAGCCCTCGTCGGCGTCGCGGTGCGAGACGATCCGGCCGATCGGCTCGGAGTGTCGCCAGTAGAGCAGCGCGTCGTCCGAGTCCTGGACCGCGCCGCGGGCGAACTGCTCGGTGTAGTCCCCGAACCAGTCGCGGATGGAGGCCGGCTGTTCCCACGGGACGGCGATGCCGGTCACCGTGCGGGACTCGTCGTCCACGGCGCGGACGTGCATCTGGCGGACGTGCAGCTGCTCGTCCGTGGCGGCGCGGTGGTGCAGGCGGTCAGGCATCGGTGTTCTCCGGGGTCGCGGGGGCGGGAGTGGTCTTCCGGGCGGCGATGCTGGTGCGCTGCGCGGCGGTGAGGGGCGGCAGGTTCTCGCGCTTGCGGACCTCGTCCTCGGTGAGCCAGCCGCCGTCGAGCGCGATCTTGTAGGACTCGTAGCGGGTCTTCGTGTCGGTGCGGAGCAGGACGTCGATCGCGAAGCGGACCGTCTGGCCGCGGACGCTGACCTCGGTCATCGCCTCTTCGATTTCGCGGAGGACGTTCATCAGCGAGAACCGGACGTAGCCGATCCAGTCCTGCTCGACGTTCGCGTAGGTCTGCGAGCCGCCCTGGACGGCGGCGAGGAACAGCGAGCCCGGGACGCCCATGAGTCGGGCGATCTGGGTGGTGGAGAACTGCTGCGATTCGAGGAACTGCACGTCGGCCGGCTTGAGCAGCAGCGGCGCGTACGACAGGCCCTTCCCCAGCACCTTGACGTCGTGCGGGTTCCACCCGTCGACGTGCTCGCCGTTCTCGTCCAGGCCCTTCCACACGCGCTTGTAGGTCTCGGCCTCGTCGCGGTTGAGCGGCTGGTCGGTCTGGAGGATGCCGTTAGGCATGGACCCCTCGGAGAACCAGCCGGACCCGTAGTCGCGGGCGTCGATCGCGCCGGCGATTTCGAGGCGGGCGGCGGTGATCGGGCCGAGCCCTCGGTCCATGCCGGGGATGCTGAGGAACTTCAGGTGCTGGATGTCGTCGGTCGTCCAGTCGGCTCGCCCGTTGTAGGTGAACGTCTTCGCGCCGGTCTTCGGGTCGGTGCTCGGCGCGACCTTGCGTGGGTCGAGAACTTCGGTGTCGACCCACTCGCCGTTCAGGCGGATGATGCGGAGGAACGCGTTGCCGTCGAGGTACAGGCACGCGGTGATTTCTTCGAGGAAACGCGACCGGGACATGGCGAGGGCCGGCCGCTGCACCATGAGCGGGGTGTCGGCGAGGGTCTGTCCGCCGCGCTCGACCACGAGCGGAAGTTGCGACACGGCGGTGCAGTGAATCTGCACGGCGCGGAACACGGTCGAGAGGGTGAGCGCGCGCTCCTGGGTGACGGTCGTCGCGTTGGCGCGGGCCGGCGGGCGGAGGCTCTTCGGCATGGTCGAGCCGTCCGTCGTCGTCGTGTCGACCGGTGCGCCAGCCCGGAGGAGGGCGGCGGTGCGGGACCAGAACGACGACATGGCAGGAACCCTCCAGGGGGCTCCTGCCATGCGCCAACTTTGAGCGGCCCCACGCGGACACAGACGGACAGCGCGGACACAGAGGGACGGTCAGAACAGTTGCATGCCGATCTTCTCGGGCAGGTGATCGACAGCCCATGCGGCGAGGGTCGCTGCCTCCAGGGCGCTGATCGACCCGACCGACGCGCGCCGACCCCACGTCCAGGCGCCGTCGCCGATCCATCGGCGGGTGGCGAGTTCTGCTGCGGCGTCGAGCGCGGCGTGCGGCCGGTAGCGGAACTTCGGCGTGGGCTCGGCGGTGACCCAAGCGAGCACGTTCGACGCGGCGGCGGTCACGGCGGAGGTCTGGAGCGGGACGAGGTCGAGCTTCGCGCGCTCGGCCGCGTCGAACAGGGCACCGGAGGGGCCGACACGGTCAATCGCCGCGGGCGCGTCGAACTCGTCGGACAGCTGCTGGAGGCGCGGGAGCACCCAGTCGGAGCCCGGGGCGTGCCCGTTGGGGACGACGGTGACGATGATGTCGCCGGCGACGCGGACGGCGGCGACGATCGTGGCGTCCACGTTGTCGACGCCGACCGCGGCGCCGAACGCGATCGGCCCGTCCGGTTTGGTGTCATCGGTCCACGCTGCTCGCTTCCACGCCTCGAGCGGGATCGTCCGCTCGGTGGCTCCAGTGCGGCGGTTGCCGTAGGCGCGGGCGAACTCGCCGGGGCCGAGCCGCTGGAGGTTATCCACGAGGGTCTGCATGTCGAACAGGTACCCGTAGCCGGGGTGAGCGCGGGCGACGGCGTCGAGGTCGGTCGGATCGACGTCGGGGCCGATGCCGTAATCGATCAGGCAGACGGTCGGGTCGCCGGCGCGGGCGCGTTCGAGGACGGCGTTGAGGAACGTCGAGTCGACAGTTCCCTCGGTGCTCTCGATCCACACCTGCGGGCGCTGGCCGGTGACCATGGACCGGGAGCCGGCGGCGCCGGCAATTGCCTGCACGAGCGCCTGCCCGTCCGTCTGCGAGAAGGCCCACGCCTCGTCAATGGACGCGCGGTCGACTTGCTTCGAGTGCAGGGAATCGACGGTCGGCGGATGCGGGCGGAAAGTGGATCGGTTGTAAAACCGGAGTGATTCCGACCCATTAGACAGGCGCGGCTTTTTCCCGAGAGCGGATATGGACGATTGATTCCAGTCGTCCTCGACCATCTCGCGCCACTTGTCCGTGGCGTGCTGCCCAGATTGCGCCGTGTACCAGGCACGCCGGCTCGGACCCATGAGCGCATTCTGGGTACTCGTCGCGAGGTCGAGTGTCGTCTTCCCGCACTGTCGCTGCACGGTCACGACGACGTCGGAGTAGACGAACCGGCCGTCCGAGTCGACTTCGAGCGCGACGTCGGCGGCGAGGCGCTGCCAGGGGATGAACGGCTTGCCGAGCGCGTCGCCGACCGCCGCGGCGTGAGCGCCGTAGGTGGCGCGGTCAGGATTCCGGGGCGTTACTTGCCGTGGGGCCACCGGGGCGGGGGGCGGTTGCGAGTGCATCGGCGATCCTTCGGAGTTCGGGCGGGAGGTCGGACGTGTCGGCGTCGACAACGGGCGGGTCGAGCTGGTCCATCAGCTGCGAGAGGGTCGCGACCTCGTTCGCGACGGCTCGCCCCTTCTCGTTGCCCTTCGCGATGTTCTTCGCGAGCGACAGGCACATGCGCGCGAGCGCGATCCGGGACCCCGTCAATGGGTTTTTTTCGGCGATTTCGGCCAATGACTTGCGAACGGCCGATTCTTCCGGCGATTCCCCGAAATAGTCCGGAGCGATGTCCAAACCTGCGAGTATGTCGGGGGTCGTTTCAGGCATGTTCGGGGCTCCGGTTTTTTCTTTCCTGGTCGGATTGGGGGAGAACACGACGGTGGGAACGCTGGGTGTCGTGCGCGCCGTTCTCAGAAAAACGGATCATCCCCACCAGCCCCCATCGGGCGGGCCGGCGTTGACACGCTCCGGCTCGCGCGCGGTCGAGGTCGCTTCGACCTCGGGCTCGGGCTGCCGTCCCCGTGGTGCGGCTGCTGCCAGGGCTGGGGCCACAATGTCGTACCAGGTCGCGACGTGCTGACGCATGACTTCGGGTCGCTCGGCCAGGGCTCGGCGCTCGACGGTCTCACGGCCAGGGTCCACGGTGATGACGCGGCAGTGCAGCGCCCGGTACTCGGCCAGGTCGTCAGCGGTCGGCATGCTGTGGATGATCCACACCCCGCACGGGACCTGGAGCCGGCGTGCGCGCTGGATCGCTGCTGACCGAGCCCCGATCGCGACGTGGCGAACGTGCTGCGGGTAGACGTGCGTGGTGCTCGGCTTGATCGGCATGAGGGCTCGAGCTATCTCGTCCAGGTCGATCGCGACGTCGATCGGGCTCGCGTGCTCACGGATGTACGTGGACTTCCCGCCGGCCGGCGGGCCGATCAGGACGGTGATGATCGGCCCGCCGGCGCCCGACATGGCGAGGTTCCGGCGCTTCGAGTTGCACGACTTGCAGGCCGGCCGGAGGTTTTCCATGTCGTCGGTGCCGCCCTCGTGGAACGGCACGACGTGGTCCTTCGTGGTGGCCTTGTACGAGCACCCGGGCAGCTGGAGCCAGCACAGGTCGCCGTAGAACTCGATCACGCGCCGCGTGAGCGCCGCTGAGGCGCTACCGCCCCGCTTAGCGCCTCCCACTGTCGCCACCCTGCTGACAGGCCGCGAGCCAGGCGCCCACGGCGTTTGGGTGGTACCGGATCAGCCGGCCGTCCTGCACGAACGCCGGCCCTCGGCCCCGTGCACGCATCTTGCGGAGCGCTTCCGGAGTCACCTGGAGCAGCGCGGCGACCTCGGCCGGCGTCATGTACTTACCCACGGCGGACCGCGCGATCCCAGAGCAGCGTCAGGGCCTCCAGTCCGAGGACGAGGTCCGGGCCGTAGATCAGCGCCGACTCCGTGCCGCCGTCGAACGCCAGCGTGAGGCTGAGCGAGTCCTGGTGTTCGCCTCGCTCCAGACGGCCGGCGAGCACGACGCGGCGCCTGTCGTCGTCCTGAGCCTGGCGCGGAGCGCCGCCCTGGACGGGAGCCGACTGTGCCAGGCCGCTCATGCGCTCGCCTCGCTCGTCGTGTGCAGGTCCACGACTCTCCAGGCGTCCTCGAACGTCGGGACGTGAGCGCACCGCGCGATCGTGCCATCCGACGTCGTCAGGACGGCGAACCAGCCCGGGAGCCGATGAGATGCGGTGCCGCCGCGCTCGACGCGCCAGCGAGTCGTGAGGGTGCTCATGCGGATGCTCCGATCGGTGCGGGAGCGCGGAGTCCGCACGCGTTCGTGCACCACCCCGTCAACTCGTCGAAGTGGTGCTGTCCGGCGACAGCTGAGGGGCCTGTGCACCGCGAGCGAGTCTCAGGGGTGACATCTGCTCTGTGGTTACGTACCGGGGTCTTAGTAAGTTGTTCTCTTAGTTCTCTTAGTTCTCTATGCGCGACAGCAGTTGTCACCCCTGGTGTCACCCCTGGTGTCACCCCTGACGGCGTGTCGTCGGGGCTGTGGATAACCGTGTCACCCCTGAACTCGTCGTCATCTGGGTCGACCGGGAGTGGTGCCTGGGTGCTCTTCGGGTGCATGACGATGTCCCAGACGACGGGCCGGCGGTTGCCCTGCCAGTGCGACACTGCGCGCTGGTCGCCCTTCCGGATCAGGTTCGCCCGCTCGAGTTCCTGCGTGGCGCGCTGGATGCTGCGGGTGCTGACGCCGAGTTCGTCGGCAATCTCGTAGACGAGCCGCCAGGCCCGCGTCCCGTCCTGCGCAGCGACGTTCGCAAGCTTCGTGAGGACGCGGAACGCGAGCGGGCCGCACACGTCGTACGGCAGCTGGTCAATGGCATCCATGGCCTGCCAGCTCACGAACGACCACCCGAGCGGATCGCGTCTACTGCGGCCTCGTGGAACCGGCGCTGGTTCCCCGGCGTGCGGAACGCGACGAGCTTGCCGTCACGCTCCCAGCGGCGTACGGTCGCGATCGAGACACCAAGCCGTGCGGCAACGTCGCCGATGGGGAGCACTTGCCCCTCGCTCTGGCTATTGCTATCGGTCATGCGACGGACGATAGCTATGTCTAGGTCTGGATGCAAGCCGCCATGACTGCTCTGCATACCTATTGACACGTCTGCGTAGGTATGGCTACGCTCGGAGCCATGTCAAACGTGGTGCAGATGCGACGCCGCTACCCGACGTTCTCGTTCGGTGAGCGCGTGCGGAAGGTGCGCCGGGAAACCGGCATGACGCAGGCCGAGTTCGCCGAGAAGCTCGGCGTCGGGCGTCAGGCGTACGCAGCGTGGGAGGTCGACAAGAACACGCCGCCGCGCATGGTTGAGGTCGCCGAGCGCCTAGAGGAACTGACCGGCGTGGGCCGTGAGTGGTTCCTGGGCTGGGCAGACGGCTCCGGTCCGGTGGGCCCTGCCGGGATCGAACCGACGACATCCACGGTGTAA